TCAGGTGCTGCTACTGGAACAGCTCATCTAATCAGTGCGACTGTAGAATGCTATAACTTAGCTGGTATACCTCTCACAAAGATTAATGGTACACATCATACATCTACATTTGGTGGATTGACTACACTAAACAGTCCTCACAAATATAGACTTAACATTACAGGTGTCAAAGCACACAAGACATTGACTGCTGGTGGTGACAACGTTACCATCTCACAGAATATTCCTTGGGACGTTCTTACACCTGCTATACAGACTCAAGCACAACCAGGCACTAACATTAGTGCTAGAGCATTAGGAACTAGCGGTACATCCGCAGGACCTTTCCCTTCTGGATATACTGCTGAGACTTCATTTGTTAAAGACACTACATTCAGAGATATCACATTAAATGATATCAATTACTTCCTTGCTACTAAAGTCATTGCTTCTAAGCAAAATGAAATTAGTAACATGTCAGGTGGTAAATCTTTAGACTTAGAGTTAAACTTCTTCTCTGACGCTACACACCTATCTCCAGTGGTAGATACTCAACGTATGAGTGTCACAACTACTGCGAACCTCATCAATAATGCTACTCCATCTCAAGGAGTGGGTGATGAAAACGCTGCTATATACATCACTAGACTCGCTAGGTTGGATAACTCCGCTACTGGTGTCAAGGTTGCTTTAGCTGCGAATAACTTTGAGTTCTCAGAGATAGCAGTGATGTATAAGTTAGTACCCGTAGGTTATACAGGTGATGCTGATGACTTGAACTTTGAGTTCTTTAACACGGATGGTCGTCCCGATAGTGGTAAAATGGTTCCTCAAAATGACCCATTTGTTTTCAATGATTTTGAATACACACTGGATGATGCTCCTGCTTATGATGGATTTCAACTTAAGGTAGTCCTTAAGAACTATAATCAACCTTACATTCCACGAGTCAAAGACCTAAGAATCATTGCCTTAGCATAATGGAAGACTTTGAAAAAAGAGCTAGAGAACGAGAAAAAGAGATCAACGCTCGTAAAGACGTTGACCCAAGAGATGAAAAAGGTTTAATAAAAGTCGAAGATCATAAAGACCTAGGAAGAGATCCAAATAGCAATGCTATTGTCAATACGGATCGTATTGCGTACGAGGCATATATCAAAGCCCGTGCTGAAGCTAGCAAGAAAAAGGACGAAGTTTTGGATCTCAGGGACGAGATTACAGAACTCAAGTCTCTGCTTCAAGTTCTAGTCGAAAAAAGCGATAAATAACTCTGAGATAAATACTCTTTAGGGAAAATTCTATACCATGGCATCTGCGGTATCCAACTTACTCGTATATCAAGGTTCCGATTTCAATATTGACTTCACAGTTGAGAACGATAACGGAACAGAATTCGATATGACTGGATATACTGTAGCCTCAATGATCAAGAAGCATTACACAAGTAGTTCTTCTGTGACAGTTACAGCAGCAGTCATGACACCCGTAACAGCGGGTCGTGTACAACTTTCACTAAATGCAGTTCAGACGACAGCAATGAAGTCAGGACGGTATGTATATGATGTCGTAATAACTTCTCCCTCTGGTCTAAAGACGAGAGTGTTAGAAGGAACAGTAAGCGTACTTGAGGGAGTAACACTTTAATGGCAAGGTTAAGATTTGGAGATCAATCAATTCCAAGAGTCACTCGCGTCGCTACAGGCGGTGGGGGTGGTAACGTTGGTGCATTAGCTGACGTTGACCTGACAGACACAAGTTCAGGTGGTTTACAAGATGGTAGTGTGCTAGTATACAAGTCAAGTATATCTAAGTTCATACCGACAACAGTATTAAACAACATAACGATTAACGGGGGTACATTCTGATGGCATCAAAGCTACTGGTCAAAAGAAGTACGGGAACAGCAGCACCAGGTACCATTGAATTTGGTGAATTAGCTCTTACCGTAGGTGCGGGAACGCAAGCAAACTTAGGAGACAGAATATTTGTTGGAGACAACAACTCTGCTGCTCAGGTTGTAGGTGGTAAATATTTCACTGACATGATGGATCAGGTACATGGTACACTGACCGCAGATTCCACTGTCATTGTAGATAGTAATAGTAAAATAGATCAATGGTTGGTTGATGACGTACAGATTGATAGTAACGTAATCAACACAAGCACAACAGACGCAGACCTAATCATAGGTGCTAACGGAGCTGGTAAGGTCGTATTCCAAGATGGTCAAGAAGTAGAGTTCGGAACCACTGGTGACCTTGAGTTAGTCTGGGACGACTCTGACGGTGACTTACAACTTAGAAGAGTCTCAGGTGGTAATGCTACTGCTTCACTTCTTATACAGGACGATATCCCCCTAAAGTTCGGTACAGGAAATGACGCACGTGTATATTATGATGAGACAACCCTAGACAAACTAAGATGGGCTGGTGCTGATCAGCAGTATGACACAGGTGTTCAAGTAACATTTGCTGACACTACTACAGCGTCCAACTCCACAACTGCTGCTGTAATGGTATCAGGTGGTTTAGCAGTTGGTGCTAAAGCATGGATCAAAGACTTAAATGTTGATGACGATGTAACGATTGGTACTGCTAACACAGATACCATGACTGTTAACTCAACAGTTACATTTGCTGCGGGAGTTGAGTTCCAAGGCACACAGACAATCAACGCTACCCAGAACATAACTGGAGAGTTGACTATTGACCAGTTAAAGTTCGATGCTAATAGAATCGAAACTACTTCTGGTACAGAGATGATCATCGACCCATTCCCAGCTGGTAATGACGCTGATGGTTTGGTTATTATTAAAGGTGACCTACAGATTGATGGTACAACAACCACAGTTAACAGTGCTTCAATGTCTGTTAACGATCCTACAATCGAGTTAGGAGATCCTACAACTACTTTATCATTGACAGCATCCGCTACTTCAGGTGCTACAGTTTTAACTGTAGACAGAGTGGTAGGACTTAACGTTGGTGATGACATTACTGGAACAAATATAGCAAACTCAACATCTATTGCCTCTATTAATACAGGTCTTAAGCAGATCACTCTAGATCAGGCAATCACTGGTAATATAGATAGTGGTGGTACTATTGTCGCTACTAGAGATGCTAGTGATGGACTAGATAGAGGTGTTAAAGTTCACTACCATACAGGTAGTGCTGCTCAATTTGGTTTCTTTGGTTATGATCGCACTGGAGGTGCTGATGGAGCTGGTGCTTGGACATTCATTGAGAATGCTACAGACACTGCTACAGTCTTCGGTGTAACAGGTAACCGTGGTACAGTTGTACTTGGTGACCTAGAACTAGATACTGACCTCGAAGTACAATATGGTGGTACAGGTATTTCAACCCTTACTCAATATGGTATTCCTTATGGTGACGGTACAAACCCAATACAAGTAACAGCTGCTGCTAACATGGCAACACCTGGTACAGGAACTGACGCAACAACTTCATTCCAAGTTCTAACAGTTACAGCAGGAGGCGTTCCTGTCTGGTCTGACACCTTAGATGGAGGCGTTTTCTAACACTGAAAACTCATGAATGTAAACATTATTATTTCAACATTACAACGTAAAGTTTCTGAACTGACATTATCTAACATTATGCTTGAAGCGAAGATACTGGACTTACAAACCCAGTTAAATAGTATACAAGATCAATCATCAGAGAATGCTATAAATGGCAACGAGGATCAAACTAAAGAGTTCGATAACTCCAAACTCGACACCGACAACAAGTGATCTAGTCGATAAGGAAGTCGCGATTAATATCGCGGATAAAAAACTCTTTGTAAACAATTCAGGTTCTATCGTAGAGATAGGTAACGCGGCTCCAAACACCGCTAGTGTTACTGCGTCTATGCTTGCGTCTGATATTACTAATGGTCCTAGTAATCATCTATTCGTAGCGAAAACAGGTACTGACGCTGCTACAGTATTAGGAGGAGGAAATAGAGGTAGGCATTCCTCTACACCATTCCTTACATTAAAATATGCCTTAGCTACCGCTACATCAGGTGATACAATCAACGTAGCAGCTGGTGAATACCAAGAAGAATTTCCCCTAACAGTTCCAGACGGAGTGGCAGTTAGAGGAGCAGGATTAAGAGCGACAAATATATATCCAACAACAGCAACAAACGATCTTAACTGTTTTGTATTAAACGGTGACACCACCGTATCAGAACTGACTGTTAAGGACATGTTCTACAACAGTGGTAACGACACAGGTTATGCCTTCGTTGCTGCTAACGACTGGAACTCAGAGAGAAGTGCTTATGTACAGAGAGTCACAGTCCTAAACAAAGGATCAACCACATCTGCTAGTGACCCTTATGGATTCGACGCAGGGGACGCAGGACGTGGTGCTAAATTAGATGGTGCTATTGCTAACGCAAACACACTAGAGACATCAGTATTATTCAACGAGTGTACATTTATCGTACCAAACTCTATTGGTATACTATTAACTAACGGTGTTCGTTGTGAGTGGCAGAACTCATTTGTATACTTCGCTGACGAAGGTATCAAAGGTATACAGGGTGCTACAGGTAAGCATGGTACTGGACAAACAAGATTAAAACTATCTGGAACAACTGGTACGTTCGCAGCTGGTGAATTTGTATATGAGTTAGAAAATCAATATCAGTCTGGAACATTTACTCACGGTAGTGGCACTATAACTGTCACAAATGCGGGTCATACTATTGAGACTGGCGATTACGTCATGGCGATGACTGATGGAATAATTTCTTTCTATCAGTGTACAAAAGTAGACGCTAATACATTTACCTATCCTCGTGCTGCGATGAATGCCTCTGGTATCATCACCTACAAGAAGGCAATCGGTCAAGGTGAGATCGCATCTAATGATGGAAATTACATATATCTAAACGGAAAAGGACTTGGACAGTTCACAACAGCACTAGAAGAAGGTAAGACTCTTACTGCTCAGGCTGATGCTAGACTGGACACATCAATCAAGAAGTTTGGAACTGCGTCACTAGAACTTGATGGTACTGGTGACTTTGTTGCTATTGAGACTGTAGAAGACTTTGGATTTGGTACAGCAAGATTCTGTGCTGAAGCTTGGATATATCCTACATCAACCACTGGCACTTCTACTATCTT